TGCTGAATACTTTGCCGCAAGTCTTAGCGTGGTTGATACAGAAGATAAGCTCACTGGACTTGTGAAAGATGCGCGTGAATGCGGCATTGAGATTCTTCCTCCTGATATTAATTATTCAGCCGATCGTTATAAGATTAAATCCAATACTGAAATCTTGGCGCCTTTCAATGCAGTCAAAGGTATTTCAGAAACGATTGCCAAAGCGATTGTGAAATTGAGAGAGAAGAATCGGGCTTGGAAAGTCGTTCGCTACAAGAAGTCGAGAAAGACAGGTGAAACCACACCGGTCTATGGTCCTGATGGTTCAGTTCCACCAAAAAAACGTTTTGATAGCTTTGACGAGTTCGAGAAAGCAGCATCTCAACCAAACTCGAAAGTGAATAAAACAATCGTTGAAAATCTCAGAGCAATTGGGGCGTTTGCAAGCATTGAACCTAGTGAGCCTTCAGCGAAAGACCTCTCACGACGAAAGGACCAAATGAGGCTATTACCAGGATTAATTATTGATTCTGTAAAAGCAGATAGATACACAGATACCTCAGAGCCATTCCTGCGAGCTTCGTTGGTCGAGCATATGCGCGATTGCAAGCAATGTAACGGTTGCGACCTTGCTGGACAGGTTCATCCTGATATTCGTTTGGGTAAAAAGATACGATTTATGGTTGTTTCGGACTGTCCAACTTGGGAGGAAGAAAAGAAAGGAAAACTACTCGAAGGCGAATCTGCTCAATATGTCAAAGCTGCAATTAAAGAAAATGAATTAGCTGTTGCGGACGGTTATTACACAACGCTCGTCAAAGCCAAAAAACAAGACAAGTTCTTAACGACAGGTCAAATCAATGGATGTAGTCCTCATTTGGCCAAAGAAATCGAGCTTCTTAAACCGCCAGTCATTGTTGCCCTTGGAAGTCAGTCAATTCGCTACTTATTACCTGACGTTAAGGTATCCCCTAGCGATCTCGTAGGCATGACTTTCTACAACCCTAAATTAGACGCAACCATTGTTTGCGGACTTAACCCACAGCAATGCCATTTTGACCCTACAAAGCTGGAAGGACTTGTAAAAGCATTCAAGGAGGTTGCTGACATTATTTCTTAATTTCTTAATCAGTTGGATGTTTATGCTCTGCGTTTACATCCAAATGCAACTTATTACGCTAAATAAACTTTTTAAGAGAGTAATTAAACATGTCAAAAATTGAAACTGTTGATAACTTCGACGACGAAACGCTAAACGAGTTGTTTGCAGAACTGGACGAACAAAACCTTTTGATTGAAGAGGAAGAGCAAAAGAAAAAGGCTAAGACTGAAACTGTAAGCGCGGACGATATTCAATTGGATGAAGAGCTGCTGGAAGACGAAGAATTGCTTGCCGCTGAACTTGAAGCATCCATTGAGGGAGCCGCGCAGGTAACACCCGAAGAGATTCAGGAGCAGATCAATCAACAGCAGCGAGAGGCACAGCTTGATGCAGAACAGGAACTAGATCTGCAAGAAGCGTTTGAGCCTAAAGTGCCAGAAGCCACACCGCACGAAATCGTTAATGATTCAGTATCAGTTGAGGACATGCTGAAGGAAGTGGAAGCAGAGCAAACCCCAATGCCACAACCGGAAGAACGCCCTATCCTCCCGCCGGTCGAAGAATCGGTGGACACAGTATGCGAAGAGCTGCCAAATGATGTGGAACTTCAATCGAAGGACATTCCGAACTTTGAGCCTAAACAGTCTGATAAACAGGTTAAATCTGAAAAAGAAATTGAGCGCTTCGTCTCATTGAAATATGCCCCTGATGTAGAAGCATTCAACAGGGACATTCAATTTACAGACGCCACGCTTGATGTAGCAATGAGAACTCAAGCATCGCTTGCGGCGTATCAGAATGAGCGTGCAGCGCGTGCTGTAGCGCAGGCAGCAAAGGTCAAGTTGAAGTTTGAAAGTCTTGAAGCCCTGCTCTATGAGGCTTATCGCAAACACTTCTTGGCTAACGGTGAGAAGGTCACCGAAAAGGCGGTAGAAAACGCCGTCCGTAAAGATTCCCGCTGGATTAAAGCCAAGGAGCTGTATATCGAAGCGGAAATGTATGCCGATATTCATAAAGGATTCGTCTATGCGTTACGCGACCGTAACGACATGCTGATTCAACGGGGTGCCTATAGCCGTCAGGAACGTCAGGGCCAGCTCCGCATGAATGAATATCAGGAACAGCATATCCAGACCTTTAGCCAAGGTAGAGAAGCCGCTCAACATGCCATGAAAAAAAATCGAAATCTTTCTTAATTCCTGAAATTATTAGTAAGCGCTTACTATAATGAAATGCACTCAAAATTTTTCTAGTTCTAAGTAATTAGGCATTTTGAGTGCAAAGCATGAACTTCTAGCAATTGAGCATTTAAACCTTTTGACAGTAGGACATTAAGCAATGAACGTAGCAAAACTTTTAGCAAACGCAAAGAAGAACAAAGACGCCCTCAAAAGCCGTGAATCTACCATCAAACCAAAGCCGGGTAAAAACAATTACGTTTTACTGGGAGACTGGAACCAAGAACGTAACGAAGAGTTCTACAAACCCTTCTCACAGCACTTCATTAAGGATTATTCAAAAGTCACGGACGGAAAGCCAGAAACGACCGTTCATGTATGTATGTCTAAAACTTTTGATGAAGACTGTCCTATCTGCGATGCCATTGCAGAAGCAGGTCGTTTAATTGGTGCCAATGCAACTGACGAACAGATCAAAACATTGGAAGACGCGAAAGCATCAACTGTGTATTTGCTCAATGTTCTTGAAGTTGATGATTCAGGCAAGCATGACGGTCAGCCTAAAGCTCTTCAAGTCGGCAAATTAACACTTAGCTCAATTCTGGACATGATGGACGATTGGGGTGAAGCAATTTTTGTGGATCATCAAGTTGTTACCATCAACCGTGAAGGTACAGGTCTTAATACGAAATACAACGTATTACCGGGTTCCAAAAAGGTTCACGTTGATCCAGAAGTTTTCAAACGTATGATTGACCTTGACGATTATGTCAAACAAGCAAACGAAGAGAGAAAACGCCTTGCGTTGGGTGCAATTAGACGCGCTGCTGGACTTTATGCCCCTGCAGAGCCGACACACGTCCCTGCTGAACGAACCATTGGCACATCATCAGCCTTGGCTAGTGATGTGACAGATGTTTCATACAAAGATGTCACCACCTCATCTTTGGATGTAACTGAAATTGATTTGGGTGATGAATTGGAAGCGCTCTTAGATGATGCGCACCAAGAAGCAAGCTAATCCTAATCAATGACTTGAAAGAAAGCCGCTATAGCTGCGGCTTTCTTTTTGGGGAGATTAACGTGGAAAATCTAATTATTCTCGTTGACGCCAATTCAATCGGTTACGCAGCGCAGCACGCTATCAAGCTCTATTCAGGCTCAATGCAGACTCAGGCGGTGTTTAGCTTTATCAAGACAATGCGCGAGTTAAGACAACGCTATCCGCATGCAGGCATGGTTGTTTTATGGGACGGTCGTGCTGAATGGCGTTTTGAGCGTGAACCTTCATACAAGAGCAATCGCAAATCTGATCCAAGAATGCAACAAGAGCATGACGCTTACAAAGCGCAGTGCCCTTTTATTAAACGTGCTTTAAAAGCGTTGGGCATTAAGCAAATGACTAGCGCGATACATGAAGCAGATGATCTTGCTGGCATTCTTGTACAACGTTTCGCAAGCGATCCCAACAATCGTATTTTATTGATTACCGGTGACCGTGACTGGTTACAGCTAGTTAAGCCAAACGTTTCGTGGCGTGACCCTCGTGATGAAAGCCGTTTCATTCATTGGGCTAATTTTTATGAGAAAACAGGCTTCAAATCACCTGTGGCATTTCTTCAAGGCAAAGCATTACAAGGCGATTCTTCGGACTGCATCAGCGGTGTTGGGGGAATTGGTGAAGCGACCGCAATCAAGATTCTTGCTGAATACGGTTCAGTAAATGAGTTCTGGAAACTATGCGACGCTGGATTAAAGCCACCTTCAAAAGCTTTGCGATCACTTTATGCAGGCAATTCCCCATACACAAAAGAGGAATGGGAAAGCCAATTCATCTATGTGGAAGACAGCTCACTAACGGATGAGCAAAACGAAAAGGCGCGAAATAAAGCGCTGAAAGCACACATGGATGCATATGTAGGTCAAGGGCGCAGACTGTTCTTGAGAAACCTAGAACTTATGCAATTGCTACGTCCTGCCCCTCTTCAAAAAGAACACCTCGAAATCATCCAAGGCGAAATCAATCCGGATGACTTTACCGAGTTATGCGGCGAGTTAGCTTTTGGCTCGATTCTCAAAAACGTACCGAATTTCATGAAACCTTTTTATAACGGACAATGATTATGGAACCAAATTTATCTGCATTAGCTGACGACTTAGAAAAATTAATTGGCGACAACGAAGAAACGCAAACAGTGACTAACTGGCTTGATACTGGCGATCCAGAGTTAAACTTTGCGATTTCTGGACGCTATGACGGCGGTATTCCTTATGGTCGCATTGTTGAAATGTATGGTCCACCGTCATCAGGTAAAACCGCAGAGGCGACTGACTTAATGATTCGCGCCCAAGAAGCTGGCGGTATTGCCATGTTCTTTGACTGGGAACGTTCCTTTGATATTAACCTTGCGAAGAATCTAGGCTTAAAGACGGAGCGTCCATTCTGGATTTATAAAAAGCCTGAAACTTGGGAAGAAGGCAATGTTTTAGCAATGCGTGCAGTTGAGTTGATCCGCAATTCAGCAACAATTCCAGACGATGCGCCAATCATTTGCGTGTTTGACTCGGTTGCATCGGCAATTCCTCAATCTGTTTACTATGACAATAAGGGCAAAAAGCGTGAAATCGACACATTCAATATGAGCGATAACACCGCTCTGGCTCGTGCTTCCAGTACGTCATTGAAAGTAATTGCTCAGACGGCTGAAAAGTACAATGCAACGTTCTTATATTTGAACCAACAGCGTACGAAAATTGGAGTGATGTTCGGTGATCCAACCTGTCTGAGAGCGGAAGTTCAGGTGCCATTCGTCGATGGTACGTCCGCAACCATGAAGCAAATTGTTGATGGCAAAATCAGCAAGGAAGTATGGTCTTGGAATGAAGTATCGGGTCAGCTTGAGCCAAAACGCATCATCGGTTGGCACAACAATGGCTCAATCAAAGGAACTGACAAAGAGTGGTATCACATCCGCGCTGTATGTCCTGAAACGCGCAATGGCATGGTTGCGGTATCGGGCACAAATGATCACAAAGTCCAAGTGAAAGACAAAGGTTGGATTAATTTTAGCGACGTTCGTGTAGGCGACTATGTGATTACTCGCACCAAACGCACCTTTGCAGGAACAGCGCTTGAGTTCTTAAAGGGGTTGATCGGTTTTGACAGTCACATGGCGCGCGTGTCGTCGCAACGTCAGACAGCCGCACTGATCATTCAGGACAATGAAAACCCTGAATACGCACAGTGGAAGGTTGATCTGCTGTCACGCCACCTAAACTTCGTCAAGCGCGAAATCACTATTAGCAAGGGCAATAAAGGGCATCGCTACGAGTCCTGTTACACCCATGAGTTGATGAAGTTTTACGACTTGTGCCGCTGTCCTCACACACTGTTCAAAGATGGCTGGACACCTATGCAATTAGCCATTGCAGTGATGGACGATGGTAATTACAAGGAGAGCAGCAAGACACTGAACCTGTCCTTTAAGCGACTGCGTGGCTGTGAGGATGAATTAGACGCAATCGGTCAATCGCTGTATCAATCATTTGGCTTAACTTATGATATTCGTTACGGTCAGGGTCGTATTGACTTTGATGTAAAAGGTACTGCCAAGATCGCTGAATTGATCGCTCAGTACGTGCCAGACTGTATGCAGTACAAGTTACCGATTGAGTATCGCGGACGCTATGTAGCGCTCGAATTAGACGCTCCTGTTGATGAATCAGTTGTGCATTATGCAGAAGTGACAGAAATGCGCTTGGGAAGTAAAAATAAAGGCTCGGTAATGTATGACATTACCGTTGAGGATAATCACAACTTCTTGGCAGGCAATACGCACAACGGTTTCTTGGTGCATAACTGCACACCAGGCGGTTCTTCTTTTGAATATTACGCATCAGTACGAATTGCTCTTGGCCGTACCAAGTTAATGGAAACGGTCAACGGTAAAAAGCAGTTTGTGGGGCAGGATATTGCAACTAAAATTGTGAAAACCAAACTCACAAAACCGTTCCAAGAAACCACTATGCGTATGTGGTTTGACAAGAATGGCGTAGCGTTCTTTGACCGCCACTACAACTTAGTTGAGTTCTTAAAAGCTAAAGGCATTTTGAAACAGTCGGGCGCTTACATTGAATGGACTGACGGTAAGAAATATCACCTGAAATCGCTTTGCGACAAACTGAAAGCAGATCCAACCGGATTGCAGCAGCTCCGCGCATTAATCCCTAAGATTTCACCAAGCGCTGATGACATTGAGGTCACACCGTTGATGAGCAATGAAGATGAAATGGAAGCTTTGTACAGTGACGATGCGTGTTAGTAATTGCCGCAATTAACTGATTAACAGCTAACAAATACGCCTCTATACTTTTGGTTCAACCTATAAGTATAGAGGCAGTTAGCCATCATGAAACATGAATATGCATTAGATTTCGCACCACCTTTTGTGGGATTAGATAACGAACTTTATAACACCTTCAGATTGGGTACTTCATGGTCCAAACGGTTGGCCAAAGGCGATGAAGTTTATATCCAATCATCAAAAGATAAACTGATATTCAGCAAAGCATGTGTAGAGGATGTGATTGTCGGTCAAATTGGAGAGCTGATGCTACTCCACGCACACAACAATCATAACGAGTTAGGGCAAGACGACGGACGCAGCGCAGAGCGTTTATACAAGACCATGCAAAAGATGTATGGACCGCAAGTCCTCAACTCACCACGTAAAAAAGCGACTGTTATTTATTTGAGGAAAATTGAATGAGTTCCAAAAATATATTTAAACTAAATTCACTCCTTCCGGGTAAATACCAAGAGAACCCTCTTTTTAAAGATAAAACCATTGAGCAAATTCTGGAGGAAAACCACCCTACCGCTATCATTGAATTAATACGTTTTCGAGATAATACAATCAAGAATAGAATTAAATGTGGTTTAGCTACAGATCAAGCTGTAAATGCATTTCATAAAGAAGTGCATATGTGTCTTGATCTGTACATCTATACAAATTACGACTCCTTAAAGAGATATTACATTCGATTCAAAAAAGACCGCTTAAAACTCGAATTACATGAATATAACGCTAAAAAGAAACAAGAAGATCGTGAAAAGAAAATGGCTGTAGAGATTGAACGTAGATTGGCTCAAGAAAAGGAACTGCAAGAACAGCTTCGTATTCAGGAACGACAAAAATTCTATGGGGATGTGCTGGGGTCTTGGTAATGGTCATTGAACGTCAACCGCATACAGTGAATGGCAAAAGAATTGGTACGTTTTACAGCGTCGATGGCAAATACGTGATGTATTTGCTTTTGGCGCGTGGTGAGAAGACGAAACTGCTGGATATAAAAAACAGTTCTTGGCGAATGCCCTCTATGGCTCTAATGGAAGCAAAGCGCAGAGGCTGTAAATATATTGGCGTTACACATCGGATGGGCAAGAAGTTTTTATATTACATAGCCAGATCCGCAGACTGGTACGGTGAACATTCCGCTCCTTCTAGCTTTAGAGGGGAATTTCAACGGACGCTTCGCACTGAAGCCTTCCTTTTCAATTCAACCCACACTACAAAATATATTGCAAAATCAATCAAAATTCGCTAAAAATCCTATTGATTATTAGTAAGCCCTTACTTATTTATCTACAATTGACGTACAGTATCTTTAAGTATCTACTTCTTTGGAGCTACTATGCGTCAATTGTCTAAAAACAAGGTTATTAATAAATTAGCGAACGAACTCATAGATCAATACGGCTGGACATTAAGACCAAAGCGTAATAGTCCCCATAACGTAATAGTAGATCCGAATACACATTACTCATACCCAATACCACACTCCCCTTCATGCTGGAGAGCGGAGAAAAACTGGGTGGCTGGCATTCGTAAAATCATGCGTGGGGTTCGTCCGTAATTATTAATAAGCGCTTATTATTAAAGGTATCTTATGAGCAATTTTCCATACGCTGTCATATCCGACACACATAACCACAACTGGTCCGCATTTAGCGAAACAACACCAGAAAATGTAAACAGTCGCCTTCAAATCATTCTGAATGAAACGATGCGAGCGGCAGAAGAAGTCAAGGCAATGGGTGGAACGCACCTGTATCACACTGGAGATTTATTCCATGTGCGCGGTTCAATTAGTCCTTCAGTATTAAATCCCACTATTGCCACTTACAAGGTAATTCAACAACTGCTGGGAATCAAAGTTCGCATTCTTGCAGGCAACCACGATTTAGAGTTTCGCGAAGCCAACCGTAATGGTTCGGCTGTTACAGCTTTAGAAGGCATTGGCTGCGAAATTATCAACGAGACGTCTTTGTTTTTAGATGAACGCGTTGCCATGATTCCGTGGTTCCAAGATGTCAACGAACTAAAAAGTGAAATTGAAAGAGTAAAACTTCAAATCAACTCTATGCCTTCTCGTTCACCATTACGAACAATTGAAACCGTAAGCGATTGGACCTTAATGATTCACGCACCTGTAGATGGTGTAATTGCTGGCATTCCGTCGCATGGTTTAAGTGCCACATGGTTAGGTTCACAAGGCTTTAAACGAGTATTTGCAGGTCACTACCATCATCACAAAGATTTTGGCAACGGCGTTTACTCAGTTGGGGCGCTTACGCACAACAGTTGGTCGGATGTTAATTCCGATGCCGGTTTTCTACTGGTGAACGATTCAAAGGTTACTTGGCGATGCTCTCATGCTCCGCAATTTGTCGAGATTGATGGAAGCATGAGCGAAGTCGATATGGCACTCAAGGCTTCTGGTAACTACGTTCGCTGTACGGTCAATTCAAGCGCAAAGCAATCTGACATTGAAACAATCCGTCAATTTCTCATGGATAACAATGCAAAAGGCGTTGTGATTCTGTCCCAAAAGAAAATCGTAGAAGTTGAACGCGAGGAAGTGAGTTCGATCAAGGCAGGTGCTTCTCTCGAAGTGTCCATCAATGATTTCGTGAACAAAATGGGTATTGGGAGCAAGGCAGACGACCTTTCCAAATTATGTCTCTCAATCTTAGAAAAGGCACGCATGGAGGTCGTTGAATAATGAAAATTCTAAAAGCCACTTTCCAGAATTTCTTAACCCTTTCAGAAGCTTGTTTGGAGCTTGATGATCGCGGTTTATTGTTAATTACAGGCAAGAATGATGACGATACATCAGCAAATTCAAATGGCGCTGGTAAATCATCACTGGTCGACGGTATCTGCTGGGCGTTATACGGTACGACGGCGCGTGATGTTACAGGGGATGACGTTGTAAATGAAACAGCCAAAAAAGACTGCTGTGTATCTTTACAGATCGAAGATGATGGCAAGCTTTACAACATTACTCGTTATCGCAAAAGCAAAAAATTCAAGAATGCATTAATTGTCTCAAGCGTTGATAAAGCTGGCGTTGAAACCAACCTGACCAAAGGGACCGACAAGGAAACTCAGCTTCTCGTGAATGCCATTGTCGGATGCTCAGCAGACGTATTCACATCAGCCGTCTATGCAGGGCAAGAACGAATGCCTGACCTTCCATCGATGACAGATAAGACCTTAAAAATGTTAATCGAGGAAGCTGCTGGGATTGAAGTGCTAGAAGCAGCTCATGCCATTGCTCGAAAAAACTTGAACGAAGCCAAGCTTGAGCATAGCGAAGCGCTGCATAAGGTTAGTTTGATTGACGCTCACATTGCCAATGTTGAGGCATCTCTGCTTACGGTCGAGAAACAGTCTTTAGATTTTGAAATTACCAAAAAAGACCGAGCCAAAGAGCATCTTAAACTTTGCTTACCGCATCTTGCGACCATTCGTGAATGTGAGGCTCAGCTCGACCTAGAATCCCCTGCCAAAGAAATTGAACAAATCAACGAGCAAATTGAACAGTTAAAGGAAATCCAGAAACAGCACACAGCCAAAAGCCTTGAGCTTCGCAAAATTTACGTGGACTTCAATGCACGCGTCCATTTGGCCAAAGTCGAAAAACAGAACATCGAAAAGTTAAAAGCTGAAATTGCTAACTCTCAATCACTAGTGGGAACGCCGTGCAATGAATGTGGCAAGCAATATTGTGCAGAAGATTTGCATGACGCCATTCAGGCCCGCGAAACACTGGTTAAAAGCAAAATTAAACAAAACAATGAAATCATCCTGAAAGCTAGGGAGATTGATGAACAAAGGAAAAATCTTGAGGCTGAGATTTCAGAGCTTGAGGATCAGTTAAAGCAGTTACCGACTCTTCAAGCGAAACTGGAAAAACTAAAACAGGATGCACAAGCCCAGTCATTAGCGGAAGAACGCAAGAAAATCGCAGAAGAGGCTGTGGCGCGCATCAAGGCGGAATCTCGCGAGAAGCTTAATGAAGTCAGTCCATTTGTCGCTCAGTTAAAAGACTTGAATGACAAAAAGGTTAAATACCTTAAAGCCAGAGAAGACAAGCAGAAAGCCGCAGATTCAGCACTTGAGAAAGTTGAGCTTGCAAATATGGCGGTGAATATTTTCGGTCCTGCTGGTGTACGCGCTCACATTCTCGATACCGTCACTCCATTCCTGAATAGCCGCACATCCGAATACTTGGGCGCATTGTCTGACGGCAACATTCATGCAACTTGGTCAACGCTATCTGCTACGGCCAAAGGTGAGCTGAAGGAGAAATTCAGCATCACGGTTGCAAATGATTCAGGCGGTTCTTCATTCAAGAAATTATCAGGCGGAGAAAAACGTAAGGTTCGTCTGGCTACAGCTCTTGCCCTTCAAGATTTAGTGATGAGCCGTGCAACCAAGCCAATCAATCTATGGATTGCCGATGAAATTGATTATGCGCTCGATGAAAGTGGATTAGAACGACTTATGGTCGTGCTGGACAGAAAGGCTCGTGAGCGCGGAACAGTGCTGATCATTTCTCATCAGAGCGGGTTAAAGGACTGGGTAGATTTGGTCATCGAAGTGACCAAGAAAGAAGGTACTTCAACGGTTTCAGGAGACAACCTCAAGGCAGCATAAGGCATAAAGCGCTAGAAGCTACAAATACGTAGTTTTTAGCGCCTTTTCATAGTCAAACGTACATTTGAGTCATTTAATTCAAGAGGCGCAACATGACGCAAAAAGATGAGCAATTAGATGCATTCGAGCAAATGCTTGAGAGTGAATTTTCAGATGAAGATTTGCAAATGCTGGAAGATTCCATCGAAGAAGAAATCAGACAAGACGCTTTGCTGAAGGAGGAAATGGAAGGCGAGATTTTTGTCGTCCTCAACGAGTTTGCTGAACAAGCCGAACATTACATCAAAGAGATTTATGACAAGGTAAAAATTACACGCGAAATCGACTCTACGGGCAACAGACACAGTAATTTCATGCATTACATTTCTGATGCCCTATCAGCAGAGACGGATCCATATAACCTGATTTTTTCAGTTCCTCGACCGATGATCTTTGACGGTGAGCGCGTCCTTAATTCGCACAGCGCTTATTTCAAAGATCATGTGCCCATGACGGCAATAGGCGGGGAAAATATGCTGTTGTGGGATTTACGGGTCAATGCCGACAACAATGCGTTAATCATCAGATTTTTAGCTGAACCAAATGTATATGCGCCAACAGCTACCGTGCAACTCGATTTAACGGATAGGAACATTACCCATCATTTTTTAGACCCGCTACCGCAAACACAATCAAATAATTCAGCCAACGTTCAGCGTGCAGTCTTGGAATTCCTAGTCCGGTTCTTTTCCTATCGAGAAACCGAAGATGATTACATCCTAGATTCGGAAGATTACCAGGAACTAATTCTGCGGAAGATTGATACGGACTCCAATGATCTCGTCAATGCCATCGTGTCAATTAACCTGATCATGGACAAATACGCCGAGATAAAACGCAGAGAGGAATTTAAAAGAGCGTATGCAAACCGTGGTATTGAATCATGGTAAGCCGCAACTTGGGTGACATGGGTAATTCCGTCACTAACGAATATATAAATATCTTTAACCGAGAATATTTTAATTATTTATTTAATTAATTTATTCGAAAACGTCGGAACATATCAGACTTGGGAGTTTGTATGAAAATTAAAGCCATCGGAATCGATCCATCTTTAAGAAACTTCGGATTAGTCGTTGCTGAAATCGACATTTCAAACGATGACTATCCTTTCGAAATTAAGGACATGATGTTGGCCCAAACCGAAAGCAGCAAGGAAACCAAAAAGACTGTACGTAAGAACTCGGATGATCTAAGACGTGCCAAAATCCTGCATGACGGCATGATGCATATGATCAACAAACATAAGGTGACATTTGCTTTCGTAGAGATACCAACTGGATCACAAACCGCAAGAGCCATGTCTTCTTATGGAATTTGCATCGGTATTTTGTCAGCTTGTCCAGTGCCGATGATTCAATTAACCCCGTTTGAAGTAAAACTCGCCGGTACGGGCATTAAAACAGCCACCAAGCACGAAATGATTGAAGCTGCCTTTACAGAACATCCAGAAGCCAAGTGGCTAATGCACAAGCGAAATGGGGAAATGGTATTGAAAGAAAGTAATGAGCATTTGGCTGACGCGACATTTGCGATCAAGGCTGGCATTAATACCGATGAATTTAGATTTTCTGCTGGCATGATGCGGAA